GCTAGTATCTAAGGTCTTTTTTTTATTTTAAATCACAAATTCGTCAATTTATGATTTATAATACTTTTGTGAAAGTAAAAGGAACAAGTTGTATGTTCTGTGGAAAACAGCTTAGCACATATCGTGGTAGTTTGTTTTGCGACAACAGAAATTGTTTGTATAGATATTCTAAACAAACAGACTTACAAAAAATAAATAGTTAAAGGAGTTAAATGCCTTCATTAATAATTGAAGGTGTGATTGCTTGTTTGTTATCTATGCCACCAAGTGCGAGTGATATGGATAACTTTTTGAATTGCAGGGAACAATACGAGAAGGTACAAGTTGTACAACAATGGCTACCTATATTGCAAACACACTTTAAAGAAGAAGATGTATTACAAGCTAGTCTAATGATTTACTGCGAGTCTCGTGGTAAGCCATTTGCTAAGAATATAAATAAGGACGGCTCATCTGATATTGGATTATTTCAATTTACGGATTCGACTTGGTCTTGGTTGCAAGATAAATTAAAATTTACAGGAAGTAGAACGAATCCTTTGCTAAATATCAAAGTAGCCAAGTGGCTCTTTTATAATGACGGTAAGGGTAAGCATTGGTATAGTAGTAAGGATTGTTGGAACTATGGCTTTTAATTTTAAAGAACAAGATAGCATAGGTAAGATTGGAGAGCAGTTAATACTTGCTCATTACAATTCTATTACTGACGGCAAAGGTAACAAGTATCACGCAAGACCAACTCGAATGGAAGAACAACTACAAGGTGCAGACATTTGGGTATTTAATAATGAACTTGATTCTAACTTTATAGAAGTTAAAACAGATACACAGATAGAAGAAACTAGAAACATAGCTTTGGAATATCTTATTGAACAAGAGAATGGAGAGCTTCAGATTGGTTGTCAGATGAAAACCTTTGCAGACTTTTTAATGTATTGGAGTTATCCAACAAACTTTGTAAGGTATTGGAAACCAAGATTGCTACAACCATATTTACTAACTTGGATAAAAGAGAACAAGTTTAAATCTGTAAAGATAGAGAATGAGAATAACTCAGGAAGTAAATGGTACGCACATTGTTTATTAGTGCCTGTTGATTTCTTTGATGAATTATCTTTTGTAAATAGTTTTACTGTTAGTCTCAAGGTATTAGAGAAGGTGTTAGATGAATCGAGAGTTTGATATAAGAGAAGATGAGACCTATTCAGATTGGAAGCGTAGGAAACACGAAGAACAAGGATTGCAAGGTATAGGTCAAAAGAATAAAAAGAATAGAGAAGGTTGGTCTGATAATCAAAAGCGTGGGCTAACTAATAAGAACAAAGGTAGAAGAAAACAAAACCTTGCTAGGAAGAAACTGAGAATACCTGATACAAAGTTTAGAAGCCAAATGGGTAATGAAGAATCTTGGCAAGGAGAAGTCAGAGTAGAAGTCAAAGCAGGTAAGCAAGTACAAACCTTATGGACTAAATATCAAAAAGCCAAAGAACAATCTGATAAGAATGTTGCAATAGGAGATACAAGACCTTTTATGTTTGTGGCTATGCCTGACGGAACTTCTAATGGATTAGTTGTAGTAGAACTTGATAAGTTAGATGAGATTGTTTTTGCTTTACTTGAAACTTGGGAACAATAAAAAAAACCCACCTACCGAAGCAGGTGGGTTTTATAAAAGCATTATATTTTACTTTTAGCTTTTAATTCTTCCAATCTCTCTTTTGATATAGTCTTTGGTTTTTCTAATGGTAATGAAATCATAACCTTAGATAATTTTTCACATTCTTTTTCTATTCTTCTAATTTCTGCACGAGAAATTTTAGCTTCATCATAGATTTTTTCTCCTGCTGAAACATTAGGATAAAAGTTTCTGTGTATTCTGTATTCTTCTTGTACTCGTTTATGACTATGTAATTCTTTTTGTAATTCCATAATCTTGTTATATACTTCTTTTCTTGTTTGCATTGAAATCAACTCCTTTCTTTTTTCATTCTTTGTTAATTTCATAATCTAAGATTACTACTTTGTAATACATATACAAGTATTTCTTGTAAATTTTATAAAGTATAAACCCAATGTTTATAGGCTTTTAGCTATGCCCAAAAAATAACTTTGATAAATTCCCTAGAAATACCCTTAAAATTGCACTCATAGTTTATAATTTGAGTAAGCAAAACAGGACGCAATATGACACTTAAAGACTATCTCGAAACCTACGAGAGAAAACCACAAAAGCGTGGTTACTTTTATTCTACTGAGAAGCGTGAAGCTGAATGGGAAGAAGTATTATCTGCTCTTAAGAATGGTTACAACGATACTCAAGCATTAGTTGATTGGCTAATTGATGAGTGTGGTTGGACAGGTGTTACTGCTAAAACAATAAGTAATAGAATCAATGAGCAAAAGCAAAGAATCAGAAAATCTAAATAAGTTTCTTGAACGCTACAACGACAAGAAACATAACGAAGCATTAGCTAAAGAGAAATATCCGTCAGGGTGGCAACCACACGCTGAGTATGACCCAAAGACAAACAAAGGTACATTAGTATCTCGTGGAACACAAGAACAAGAGCCTGAGTTTGCAACACTACTAAGTGAATGGGGTTTTGACCCTAACGAATATGAAGTGGTTGGAAATTTGCAAGTAAGAACTTGGGATATGAATATGGGAGACGGTAATGTCCAACAGGCTTGGTACTACAAAGCTGACATTAGAAAAAAAGTTCCTGATAGAGATACAGATTATGCGAAGCTCTTAAAAGAAATTAAATCTCATAAACCTAAAAAGTCAGATGTACTCAAAGGAGATTCTGCATTTATGTATTATGTAGCAGATTATCAATTAGGAAAACGAGACGGTAAAGGTAGTGAAGATATTGTTAGTAAAGTTTTAGCTTCTCTTGATACTGCAAACGCAAGACTTAAAGAATTAAAAAAAGGTGGACATAAGATTGATGAAGTGTATGTCATTGGACTTGGCGATATTGTCGAAAACTGTAGCTTGTCAGGTTGGTACTCAAGCCAAATTTGGAATCTCGATATGCACCTTCGAGACCAAATTACAGTTGCAAGAAGATTGCTTTGGAAAATTGTAAAGAACTTTGCAGACCAAGACTATACAGTAACTCTCTCAGGTGTAACTTCTAATCACGGACAAAACAGAAGTGGTAAGCAAAGTATGGCAACAGAAGAATTGGATAACCTAGACTTGCAAATACTAGAACAAGTTGGAGACTTGGTTTATGAATCTAACTATGACAATATCAAAGTTGTTGTTCCTGACTCTCCACATTTACTTTTAGATGTTAAAGGTTTCTTAATGGGTTTTACTCACGGACATTTAACGGCAGGTGGTGGAACTCCTGCAAAGAAGATTGAGAATTGGTGGAAGGGTCAGATGTTTGGACTTAATGAAGCAGGAGAGCAACCTGTAGGGTTAGCCAAGATGATTGTTCACGGACACTATCATCACTTTACTGCCGTTGAACAAGGTGGCAGAACAATTATGGGAGTTCCTGCTATGAGTCCTTCAACTGACTTCCAAACTAGAACAGGTTACTCAACATCAACAGGTGTAGTAACAATGACAGTTACTAAAGACGGTTGGGATAATTTAAAGATACTGTAGTCTTAGGCGAGTCTTAGGCGTAAATAAAAAATATTTTTATAAACCGGAATTTTCTAAAAAGTTCGGACATAAGGTAATAGGGAGAAAAAGAATGAAACTAACAGAACTCAAAACACTAAAAGCTCAAGACCGTATGTGGTACGGAGACGGTAACAACCAAGAAGGCAAAGAACATATCCTTGATGATGTTTGCTTTGAAGATGACTTCAACCCATTCTTAGCAAAGTCAATATGTGGCTCTACTTTTAAAACTAGATACAAAGATTCAGCATACCAATTAGACATCAGCAAGGGAGTGAATTGCATTAAGTGTATGATTAAGGCAGGGTATCTTAAGTATGACTCTCCAAGACTTATGCAATATGGTGCTATGGAAAAACCACAACAGATTGGAAAATACTATATAGTAGAGATTGCATTTGATGACTATGAAGTAGGCGACATTTACGAGTACCTTTACACAACAGTTTAAAAAAAATAATTTAAGATTTGCATAAATCTAATCAGAGATTAATATAAATAAAGTATTGAAAAAGGAGTTGATACAAATGACAAAAAAAGATAACTGTTACGATTGCAAAACAGATTTAACATATAAAGATTATGCAATTTTTGATGTTAATGCAGGAACAACAAAAGCTAATAATTGGAAATCTGTTTGTTTCGATTGTACAAGTAATAGACACGATAGAAAATATTGGTAGGAGTTGATACAAATGAGAACAAAAAAATCAGAAGTTAGGTTGGAATCTTTAGATAGACAATTTAAGAAACTAATAAATAGTCAATTTGAATACACAACTGATACTGAGAGAAACTTTAATGTAAAGCACAACATATCTGCTGATGTGTGGAATATGTTTGCAGTTTTAGTTGAGTCTGACGAGTTTGATGATGAAACAAAAACAATAATAACAAGAACATTAAGACACGAAATATTAAGGAGAAGGTCTTTAGTATGACAAATGAAATAACACTTACAGGATTTGTTCAAGGCAAAGTAGAGATTGTCGTAGAACAAAGTTATGGTAAGAGCTTCAAGGCAGTTGGTTGGATAAACCTAGAGCCTGTATTCTCTCATCAGATACCTGTTGATATATTAAAAGTAGTAGCAGATAAGAATAGAGATAAGTTCTCAGGCTTTAAATTCCAATTAAGTATGAGAGCAGTATTAGAAGGAGAACAAGAATGAATGAATTAGATTTTATTTGGTTGATGACTTGGGCTTGTGGATATCTTGCAATAGCAGGAATCTTAATAATGGTCTTAGAAACAATCGCATTAAAACTATTCCCACACAAGTTTGTTAATGAAGATAAAATTAGTAGTCAATTAGACTCACTATATTCAGAGTTGGCAAAGGGTAAAGAAATAAATATCGCAGAATATATTAAGGAGAATAAATGACGCAAGATATATTAGGTACTGCTGAGATTGGAAATTGGCTCGGAGTTAAACGCCAAGAGGTTGCACAATGGAAATTTCAAGGGAAATTGCCTGAGCCTGACTACCAATTAAAAGCAACACCTGTTTGGAAAAAAGAAACACTAGATGAATGGAGAACTAATAACGATTGGGTAGAAGCAAGAGTTAATAGTGCAAAGGAGTTAGTAAATGGATAATAAAGATAAATTAATTGTTCGACAAGTAGCTTTAAAAGGTGCAGTTGAATTAGCTTGTGATTCAGATTTTTTTATGGAGAATCTAACAGAAGTTTTCAAT